TTTATCGTGCGGTTTGAGCCGGAGCAAAAGGACATGGATGAGATGTTGGAAAAGGTACAGTTATTTCTAAAGGAAGTGGAGGCTGAGTGTGACGATTGACGACCTAGCGGTAGAAGCGGGATTGTTCTTGAAGGAGGGGGAGATATTGTTCAACTTCCACGAGGACTCTAGAACCCAGTTGCAGAGGTTTGCGGAAATCGTGCGCGAGGAGGAGATGTTGCGGTGCGCGAGGATGGCAGAGGATTGGGGATTTAAGACTTTGGCCCAGGAGATGCGGGGTTGAGTCAGCAGGTGATGATAGAAGCCCTCTACCAAGAGATTGTGGGGGCCGTGGAGAAGTTTGACGAGGCTCTGCCTCTAGCCTCGGTGGTGGGGGTTTTAGAGGTGATTAAGTATCAATTACTAATGAACACGGAGGACGAAGAATGAAAGACGGACTTATATCTGCACACTTCTACGCGCAGGACGCGGCGTGGTTTGTGTTGTTTATGCTAGGGGTGATTGTTCTAGCGGGGTGGACAGAGTGGCGGCGTGGTTAATAGCCGGAATCGGTGTTGTATACCTTGTGGTAGCGGTGCAGTTGCTACTAGAGGGTAAGGTGGGTCTGGGCGTAGCCTTCTTGGGTTATAGCCTTGGCAATGTTGGTCTTTATATAGCAGCCAAATAGGAGAAGTTATGGAATACGATAATACCAATAGCGGTGTGTTGTTTAAGAACGAGTCGGACAACGAGAAGGCTCCTGCCTACAAGGGCAAGTTAAACGTAGACGGGACTGAGTACAACCTAGCCGCATGGATTAAGACAGGCAAGTCTGGGCAGAAGTTTATGAGTCTCAAGGTTGAACTACCCAAGCCCAAGGCAGAGCCGAAGCAACAAGCCTTAGAGGACGACATTCCATTCTAAGCAAGCAACAGCTACGCGCCCTGTTTGTTTACAGGAAAGGGGAACTTGTGTGGAAGCCTCGACCCATTGAGGCTTTCGCCAAGTATTCCGCGTATGTCATGTGGAACGCTAGGTACGCCAACACAATCGCAGGACACATAACCCCTCGCGGTTATCGCAAGATTGCTATATTCAAAAAGCCTTACTTTGCTCACAGGATTATCTGGGCTTATCACCACGGGTGGTGGCCTGAGACCGTTGACCATAAGAACTGCAAGTTTGCCGACAATAGACTAAGCAATCTCAGGGTTGCCACGCAGATGGAAAACAGGTGGAACTCCAAGTTACGGGAGAAAACCAAGTCTAATGTGAAGGGGGTCTACAAGAGGAAGGAAAAGTTTTACGAGGCGCACGTTTGCGCCAACTATAAGAGGTATTATCTTGGGAGATTTGTTCGAAAATCTGACGCAGTCAGAGCCGTCACCACCGCCAGAAAAGCGTTGCATAAAACATTTGCTAGGTCTGGTTAACAGAGGAACCTTTACCGCCACCAAAGAGGAGTTCTATCAAATCGTGATGAGCGAACATGAGGCGAAGATAGAAGGGCTGGCAAGGTATGTGTTGACGCTCCCGACAAGGGAGGCGAGGAGGAAGTGGCTTGACCAGTTTGAGGCCAAGCACAATTTGACAATAGCCGAGGAACTAAAGGAAAGAATTACTCAGATTCATAGAGAGCGCGTTCGTGCTTCCGGCGCTTAACTAAGCCAGGCAGCTCTTTCCCACCCGCTTTAGTCCACGCCATGAAGGACTCAGCCGCGCCCTCAAAATCTCCACGATTGTGCTTCATGCGGATGGTTGACCTTTGGAGGTTGCCAAGCCCGACGTTGAAGGAGAAGGAAACCAAAGCGTCAAAGCGGCCTTGAGTAAGTCCACTTGGACAGAGGCGCAGAACACCTCGTTCGAATGTAGCCAAGTCCTGAGCCAAGAGAGCATCAACTTCTGCCATGCTAAGAACTCTGTCCCATCCGTCGGGAATTGGTAGATTTTTGCGGTCATCAAACTTTACCCTTATGTGGTTCTGGTCGATAACGTGTCCAACTCCAACAGTCCAAAGCAGGGCTGGGCAGCGGTAAGGTTTTGTCCTTACCCCCTCGTCTTTCTTAATGCCCTCTATTGCTTCCTTGCTTACCTTCACTTCTTACCCCATTGGCGACTCCCGAACCAAAATGCACAAATTCCAGAAAGCAACGCCATCTCGTCTTCGCTAAAAATTATGTCTGATGTTTATGGCAATTAACTCAACTATAAAAAGGAATGTAACAAGAGGGCGCACTATGCCGTTTAGGTTCACGACCCAGTTAGAGGCGCGAGCCATGATAGCCTTGTCGTGGTCTAAAGCCGCGTTCTGGCGGTCTGCATCGGTCTGAAGCGCAATCTGGTCAGTCCTAATCTCCTCGACCCTCTGTTGGGCTAGGAAACCGCGTTCTGCAAGGGCTAACTCACGCTCGGTCTGCATCTGGGCTAACTTCAACTCTTGTGCCTTGTCAGCCTTGTCTTGGAAAAAGTTTAGGATTTGCGGTAAGCCAGAGGCTAGGAATCCGACAGCGGAAGAAATAAGGGATAGCATTACAGGTGTCCTTTGAAGATATAGTAAGTGGTGACTATGATTAGCGAGGCTACGAAGCACATAACCTTGAGTTCTCGGAGTTTCTTTAGGTCACGCCCCAGCTCGTCGCGCCCGTCCTTGACTTCCTTCATCTGGCGTTCTTTGATGGCTTGGATGTCCTTCCACTCAAACTCAGCCTTTTCCTTGCCATAACGCTCGACAAGCTGCTGGAATAAGTCGTCCTCGGCTTCCTTGATTTCTTTCAATCTACGCCACTCCGCGAAAGCCGTGAGGATGGTGGTATCGCCCTTAACTACCCGTTGTTTCTTTTGGAACTGTTGCTTGGCTTGGAGTTCTGCGACCCCAAGTTTTTGAATATCAGTAACTACTGCTTCAATCTCTTTCCCTGCGGCTATCGCGCTCTTTATTCCCTGCGCGGCACTCTTTGCCGAGGCTACTAAATCACTCATTTATCCCACTTTCTCTCCTCGAAAGTAAGCCACGCCGTTTATTACTTCGCATAGTTCTGGAGGTAATAACATACCATTCTTAAATGTCAGAACGCAGAACCCTGAACACCAGTTCACGGGGTTTTCTTCTACATAAACAAACTGGTCGCCAGTAGGTTCTGCAAGGGTTCCAGTATCTATTCCGTACCTGCGCCCATTGTAGTCAACCCAAGGGGTGACCATCAGTTTATGCAGGTGTCCCGTGACAATGCTTCTACCAGACTTCAAGGCGTTGTTATAAGTCGCGTGTTGCCCGTTGTGCCACCGATGCTTGATTATCACCGAGTTGTTTATGTCCACCCGCCATCCCGTATGCCACCCTGGGAAGTACGAAAACAAGTCCGAGAACTCTATCAGCGCGTCTGCGTGCGTAGCGATGTAGTTAAAGAGCCTCACGTCGTGATTACCGTACACCCACAGCTTAGTAGCGTTCTTAGAAGCGTTTGCAATCTCGTGTAGACGGTCTTGACAGGCTTCTATCTCTTGCTTAGGGGTAGGTGGGTTAGTTCCCATCAGGGCGGCGTGGCGACTGATTCTAGCCCCGTCAAAGACATCCCCGTTTAGGATGATGGTCTTGGGCTTAAATTCGGTCAGTAGGGAAACGAAAGCCTTGTGCGCTACGGTTTCCTCGCCAGGCCAATAGTGGCAGTCGGAGGCTATAAAGACGTGACCGTTATCGACTGTATGCGAGATAACTCGGCGATTCTCTGGGATGTATGTGTTGGCGATGCTGTGCTGTCTTGCGGCAAAGGATGGTAGGGATACGTCCTTTATTGCAGCCCGCCTTCGGTAAACCGTACCTACGTCTATGCCTAGAACCTGCGAGACCTTCTGTGGACTGCCGTAGGTCTTAAACGCCGCTATTAGTTCCTCGTCCGACACCTTTTTTAGTGCTACCACGCTTCCTCCCGCTAAGAGTCATTACGTCAACCGGCTCATGGGAGGATGTATCGTACAGACACGCCAGCTTTACTGCTTCTGCCGGAGATAAGCCTAAGTGCATGGCAGCGATAGCAAAGTTTGCCCCAGTTCCAATTGCCCAAAAGTCGTTCTTTATCTTCGCAGGAATGATGGTACTCTCGTAAATCCAAATGCCATCACTTCTGAGTTCGAGAACGGTCACATCCGTATCCGAGTCTAGGTCAGCCCCAGACTCCAACGAATTGTAGAACTTTAATAGTTTATCCCAATCTCCGCAACCCCCGTAGATACTCTCTTGTCCCTTACGGAGCTTCTCTACGAGGTAGAAGGAGTCATCGCCGCTGACCATCGAGTCTGCGGCAATCTCTCCCGTAGACGCTCTGGCAGCGATGGTGGTCATTTCACCACTAGGCTTAGCAGTAGGGCGATTATGAAGGCGGCAGAGCCAATCAGGATTTGCTCCAGTCTTTTTAGCCTAGCATTGATGCCTGCATAGCGTTCAGCGCAAACTGCCTCGTGGGTATCTAGTTGGCCTTTGACTTGGTCGATTGATGCCATTACGCAGCCTCAACCCAGCTTGTCGTAGCCTCGTCCCATGAATACTTCTTGTCATCTATAGGCATCGGTGTCGGCGCATCCCATCGGGCTGTGTCGTTATTCAGCACCCATGAGTTGAAAGGCTTGGGAGGAACAAACGCATCTAATCCAGCGTTGTAGGTGTAGCCGATACCAGCGTAGTTCTTGCGCTTATTGCCATTGTAGGAGGTCTGTTTCCAGTTGCCACCAAACAGACGCTGGCAGAAAGCCACGCCGATTGATTCGACTTCTGTGCCATCAGGTGTGGAACAGTCCTTGTTGTCAACTACGATTACTCGCAGTACGACATTGTTGCTATCGATTTCAGCGAAATGCGCCATCTAATTCTCCTAATTGAAGTCCAGTTAAATCCATTTCTTCCCCGACATTACCAACAGGGAACGTGTTAAACGACAAGCTAATACGGGTTTGGTCAGATTCCACGGTAGGAACCATGTGGGTCAAACTCGATGGAAAAAGTACCAAGTCGCACGAGCCTACCTCAAACCACCACGATTCGGAGTTCCAGACATTCCAATCGCTTGGCGGGAACTTAATCTGCTGATAGCCGTTGCGGTAAAAGTAAATTCTGTCTTTGGCTTTATCCGCTTGCACATAGAACACGCCAGACACAAACGAGTTTGGGTGTTCGTGCTTGTGGTGGTACTGACCCTGCTCTGTGTAGTTCGTCCACGACTGAGTAATCTTTAGATTGACTTTGTGCTTGGGACTGTAAACCGTGGTGAAATAGTCCGACACCTTGGTTTCAATGAAGTCCCGCAACTGGGTCAGTTCTTTGGCTTTCAGAATCGTGTTGTCAATGCTGGTTGTATTGCCCGTGTTTGAACGTGTCTCTTGCTTTTTTAGAAACGAT